GGTGGGTTTTATATAGGTAGAATCTAGATATTTTACTGGTACAGTTTTTGGATACAGTCCCAACTTGGTGGGAGTTTCTGGTACATAATTACCGTCTGTGGTAATATAATCTCTGATGCTAATCGTATCGCCAACAGTGAGCGTGATATCAAACAACACTGCTGGAATTACTTGACTGAAAGTATAATCTTTACCAAAAGTCAGCTGGCGTGTTGCGGTTGTATTGGCCGGAGTATAATAGATAATGACTGCACGATTACTCAATACAGTATTGTTAAAAATACTTTTTATTTCGTATTGCAGTTGTCTGGCATTGAGCACAGTGTATGTGGTTGTGTTGTACTCACCGCCTTGTGGTACCATGTCACTGTAGTACCATGGAAAACTGCTATTTTTGGCACTGTTGATATTTTTCAGTATGGTATCTACTCCAGACACTGGGTCTGAATGCTTAAGAGTGCCCAATGTACTGCATAGACTTATAAATTTATTTTTAAATTTACTGTATTCTTTACGTGCAAGATCAAGTCCATTCTTGAAATTCACCACAGGATCTGCCATGAATGTCATAGCGTAAACTAAAGGACTACTGTGTTGTAGTAGTGTTCCGCCCTTGGCCTTTATATAGTTGTCTTGTACAGGAATATTGATAGTGCCAACATTGGTATTTTCAATCAGTTTATAATAATGATTTCTAACCTGTCCCAGCGTTATGGTTGTAAAATTATTATTTAAAGTATTAAAATCAAGATTTTGCGGCACTTGATAGTAGCCTAGGCCACTGGCTGTACCTGCGTTATAAACTGCAACATCAATTTTATCGCCCATTGCCACTGTGGATTTAAAAATAACAACTGGATATACTCCAAAATTTGTTATTGAGTATTGATCAACAGTTTGCAGTGTATTATTGACGTAGACCTTGATATAGGGTATGGTTTTTTCTGCGTCAGGCAATATGTCAATTTGAATAAACGGATAATTGGTACCACTGATATCTAGTACATACCCTTCATAGGTCTTGCTGATGATTTGGTACTGCTTGGTAGATTCAACTGTGGCAATCCAGTTATTCAATTTTGTTGGGGTAGATAACCCAGAATTTTTTGCTAGGTAACCTGAGTTATAACTGATATTGGCAGTGGCACCAGTATTGATGTTTGTGGTATATGTGAATTGATTAAGAGGATATTTAGTGTCTGTGTTGTCATAATAGTTAACAAAAACAATGTCACCAATGTTGTTAAAATTTTGATATACCAAGGGAAATCCCAGCACACTGTCGTTGGTGCCAGTACCAACTGCATAACCAAAAAATGGTGTGCCAGCAAATGTGGTGTTTGGATATACTGTGGTGTCACCAAAACTGTATCCGTTGGCATCTACAAGATCAAATAAGGGTGCTTGGTTAATTGTGGTCTTTTGTTGACTCTGTGTCCAAGACAAACCATTGAACCAGTAACTGACGCCGGCATGTATGCCGCTAGTGGCCAAAACATTTTCTCCGGCCTGTACCGGATCGTCGCTGGTGGGGATCAGTCTTAGAAATGATTGTCCACCAATGGTTTCAATATCCACTTGCCAGATTGTGTTAGTAACGTTGGGATCGTAGTCATTGGCAAATATAACTCGCATGCCAGTGGTCAATGCAACTCCATCTAGTGTATAGCTGGTTTGACCTTCAATTGTGGCAAAAGCATTTGTGGCCGACGTTGTAAGCACATTGACCCAGGACTTGCCTTGTACGCCAAAATTAAACAGTTGTAAATTAGGCTCAAACTCAATAATGGCACGGCGAGCCGCAATGTTTGGTCCGTAATCAACGCTGGCAGCATTGTTGTACTTGGCTGTGGTTGTTAGTACATCTTTATGAAACCAACGATTGTATCGGCTCCATGGATTGTGATCCTGGCTGGCACGATTAATGGTAACATATTCAGGAGTAGTAGCAATATTTTGACCAATGGCTTCAGGCACAACCAATTGTGAGATTGGAACCAGTGTTATGGCAGTACCAACACCTTCCACATAGTAGGTGCCGCTGGCATAGCTAGCAGGTACTACGCTGGTATCGAAGAATACTTTTAGTCCATTGGTAAAAATTACTCCATTGGGACTGGTGTAGCTTCGACGTCCAATGATATCGTTTGTAACGTTGATGGGCACTGCTGTGTTGTCAACAATTTTGATTTCGCCAACAAAGTCAGGATTGTTACTGTCCTGATAATACAAGTAATTGGTGGTGGCAGTTATTAGCGGTACAATATTGTAGGCATAATTGTTGTTTAACCAGAATTGATTTGAAGCGTAAGTGGCTCCAGATCCAATGGACACTTTCTGTAAACTAGAAACCAATGTTGTTGGTTTAATTTGTATTAGGTAGTCGTTGCCACTGGGCACTAGAGTAATTTGCCAAACACTGGTTCTAGGTGCATACAGGTATGGAGGTACTTCTAGTGTGGCGGGATAACCAATTACATCTCCTGGAGAAATACTTGATGCCACATAACTGTCAGGAGGAACAAAACTGTCAGGCAGTGCAGGTGTGGTCCAATAACTGTCGTCAAGATCATTATTGATAAAAATAAAAGTTTTGTTATTGAGTTGTGAATTGATTCCATCCAATCCCTCAGGGAATTGAGTCAAGAACGTGCTCAACAATTGATTTTGAATATCAGTATATCTAAATGTTACTGCTGCGTTTACTGTGTCTTTGTTTACTAACCCAGTATAAAAATCCTGTGCGTCAGCCAAGGGTACATTGAAAGTGATTGTACCATTGTCGGTGCCGTTATTTTTAACACCAAAAACATCACGAGTGTTAATGGTGTTTACTTTTGAGTCAACCCCACGCACTCCAGGTTCGCTTTGAATCCAAAATTGATTGCCAGGCTGATCAACGTTGAATGTGTATGTGCCGCCACGTGCTAGACTGATTTGAGTATTGGGATGGCCGCCTAGTCCACTGAATGTGTATCCGCCAACATTGGTGTCGCGAGTCACTGTGTAGTTGGCCACATACGGAGTTTGATTGGCACTGACTGTGACCGAGTCTGGACCGCTAGGCATCCAGTAGTAGTTGTTGTGATTTACAAATTTGTCGTAATCAAAATGCCCATCAAAATTGTAGTCTTGTGACTCAAATAGGCGTTGCTGAAGACGCGAATTACCGCCATTGTTGGCAATATTTTGCAACAGTTCGATGTAGTCGCTGTTTAAAATAACGTTGCCATTTTTGTCTCGTATCACCACACTGGGTTCAAGTTGATAATTGGTTTTTAGGGCGGATGCTTCAGGAACATAATTGTCACCAGGTTTGTAGGTGGGCGCAAACGTTCTTCCAATATAGCCATTAACCGGCACATTGGCTGATTCTGCAGTCAAGTGATCTACAGTGGCCCCTAAAAAACGTTGATTGGTTGTGCTTCTAAATGCTTCAGGTAGAAGATTAATTGTGTTTCTAATTGGCATTAGGGTGTTCCTACTAGTGTGTTACCAAGATTGAGTTCAGCTGCAGTAACTGCACTTATAATATCCACGTTGTCAACAGTGGCAGCACTGGTAATAATTTGCCACGGCTCACTGTTGATTTGGAAGTAATTGCCAAATACCAATGTATCGTCTTCAGGCACAATCAACACGCTGGCCAAATTGGGTGCTAGCGAAGTGTGCAGATATGCTGCTAGTTCACTGAAGTAGAAGGTATCACCAAAGTCCCAATTGTGTATGTCAAAGTAGGCATTGATGGCGCTGATAATATTGCTTTTTATTTCGTTGTCGGTTATACCAACAGCCGGATTCTTGACTACTTTGAATCTTGCTTGTAGACTAGATTGTGCTTTGGCACCAAACAAGGGTAAAAACTGTGCCGGATTATAAATTATAGTGTCGCCCACTGTTTTGTAGTTGTCCAAGGCACTGTAGGCTATTTCCAAGCTACTGCTGGTAGGTGCCACTGGTTCTTTTACAGTTCCAGTTAGATCACGCAAATAGTTGATGTAGCTGGTGGCATAGTCAGCAGTTAGAATATACAGGTCAATTATGTTGACTGGTGTAGGATCAATTCGGTTTCTGCTGGGTGCATTGTGTCGGTACTGGAAATACAATCCGCCTCTGGCGCTGGATGCACCGGCAATGGTTGTAAATAAATCAGGATTGTCAGGAACACCGGACACCTGAGTTTGTGGCATGTTTACTAGCACTTGACCGCCATTTACATAACCGTCATTGGCAGTTATCACATTATAGATGTTCCAGGTAATGTCACTACCAATTGGTGTATTACCATTGGGCACACTGTTGATCTTTAATATTTTAACAGTGTCAGATACACTGGCACCTATCACACTGTCATATACCTTGACTGTGGGATCTAGATAAAAATTAGTCTCGCCGACACTTATAAAATTATATTCCAATTGATAATAGACAATGTTATACAACCCATTGTTATAAGTAAATTTCACGAGCCAATTGGTGCTAGTTCCTATGTTGCTGGGCGGAATATTGATCCAGGCCTGTTGTGTTTGATCGTATGTGAGCCCAAAGTTGACTCGAGCAACAATTTGTGACACAATGGTAGATACCAAACTGTTTGACAAATCATTTTTAAACGGTGCAATAATTGATGTTAATGTAGATCCATTTGGAACCACAGTACCAAAATAGGGTTGTGTGTTGTTGACTACTTGACTCACACTGGCATAAAAAGCTGATCCATTGTTGGTGAATTGCAAACTTGAGCCCGCATTAATATACTGTAAATTGCCGCTGGCAATGGAGCCAATGGTTTGTACAGTACCCGAGTAGTATAAATTGCCCCAGCTAGAGTTAGTTGTGACTCCGTTTGTGGCTTGAGTAAATGTTATGTTGTTGTTTGGTGGCAGATATCTGGTGTAGTTGGCATAGTAGTAATTGGTCATGCCAACACTGCTCACTATAGGAATAATTTTGTTGTAGATGGTGTTATAGATATCATTGGTAGTAACAAAACTAAATGTACTTGAGCCCACATAAGTGTTAGCTGCTAAAACCCCGTCATCAGCAAAAATATTTGTGCTACTGAATGTGCCAGTAGGATCTAGTGTATCCAGATACAAACTGACTCCGCTACTGGTACGATTAACTGCTTTGACTTTTTGTATACTAGTAAAGTTGGTTAACGGGAAGATGTTATAATCTTCGCCAGTAATCATGCGATTTTGTGTGTAGTACTGTTGTGGCGCATAGGTCTTGATTGAATCAAGGCTCTGTGCCGAAGTGGCATTGGTAACTGTGTACTTTAAGCTAGCACTTATGGTCAGTGTTTGTAGAGTTCCATTAGTGTTAACATAACTCAATGATATTGTTACATTGCTGATATCGTCGGGTGTGATTGAGTAGTTTAATCCGTTGCTGCTGCGATAATAGAATCTAAAAGCGCCTTGCGGAATGTTAGCAAAACTACCGTCACCAAATACAATGTTGACTTGATCGTTATTGGTGGTATTCAGCTGATATAGATTTTTATTTGTGAGCTGATTGTAAATTACGTTTACACCAGGAAGCGCAGGAACCTGTTGCCATAGTGTTTGCACACTGTTGTTGACATTTAAGCTGTACAACCAAGCATCAGTGGCGTTGATGTTGTTTGTGGTAATAGGCACAAAGTTGTTGGGGATGGAATTGTTAATTGTGAAGTTGGTGGCTTGTAGTCCGCCCTGTTTAAAATACAAAAAGAAGCCGGTGTTGTTGCTGCCATTTCCGTTGTTGTCGTTTTGATACAGTATATTGAACTGTCCTTGTTGTGTGGGATCGCGTTCGTATATGTAGGTTTGTCCCACGGTGGTGGCACTGACTGCTTCAAAATTCACTGTGCTTGAATTGATGTTTACCGAAAATGGTGCCACTGGCAACAGAGCAGGATTTAGGTTAATTCCGTACTCGTCAGTCTGTATTCCATTGATTGATTGACTGTTGCCTGGCTTGCCAATAGTTTGGCTAGTAACCAGGGCTGAATTGATTATGGTGGTAAACTGCTCAAGCCAGTTGTCATTGGTCAAATCATTCCAATACACTGTGGTATTGGTCAAATCAATACCGTTGCTGTCCATCAAGCTCTCGGTGGTACTGATGCTGTCAATTTTTAATAGTCCGCTGGCACTGTTGGTTCTAGTAGGATTGTAGCTGAGCATACGTGCCAGTTTAAGGATACTGTCACGGCGTTGTGCAGTATCTATAAAATTTTCACGTGCGTTTAGATCGGTTCTGAATGCCAGGCTCTGCCCCAGGAAAGCCAGCATGTCGATTAGGGCTAGATATTCACTACTTTCAATAAAATCATTGAACGATTCTGGGTAGTAGGTTTGCAAATATTTGATCATGCTAGCCCGAAGAGTTTCAAAATCGTAGCTAGTAAAATCTGCATTAGTAAAACTTTGATAGACCTTGGTCCAATCTTGTTCAACTAAGAGATTTGTTTGACGGGTTGTTTGTGCCATATTCTTTACCTATATCGTGTATTTATTTAGGCTAGTAATATGGGTAGTTAATTAGTGGTAAGATGTTGACTGTTTCGGTCAAATGTGAGAAGTATAGTGTCACTTTGATTGGTTGGCACATAATTGAGGCTGATCTGTATCATTATGCCGTTGGTTTCTTGCGTGACCGAGATTTGATTCACAGTCAATCTTGGATCGTATGCCACAATACGTTGTATATCGCTGGTGATCACGTTCTGCGTGGTCTCGTTCAAGGGCTCAAACAACTGTTCCCATATTATGGTACCAAAATTGGGTTGCATGAGTTTTTCACCTCTACGGATGCTGAAGTAGTTGATGAGATCCTGTTTTGCAAGGTCATAGTCAGTAAGACTGTATTTTTTCTTGCTCACTAGAGTACTGAATCCGCGATAGGTAATAGACATACTGTATTTATATACTCAAAGATGTGGCAGCGTAGCGTCCGCTGTTGAAACTGTTGGTTCCTGTAGAATCAAAATTGAAATATCTCCAGGCCCATGCTCCGGATCCGCCCGGTGTACTGGCCGAGCTGGATGCACCCACTCCCAGGGTCCAGCACACATACAACATACCAGCCACAGTATCTGCACTGTCAGTGGACAATATAACATCAGCATTGATGGCCGACAGATACAGATCCACCAAAAGTTGATAGGCCAAATGATCCTGTGCATTGGTGGTAGAAAGAAATTGTTGCAGACTGTATATGTTATAAAAATAATTCTGATAGTTATTGATTCCGTTGTTGACCACAACTGGGTGCCAACAAGTTTTATAATTTACACAACTGGTACCAAAAGTTTGATTTGATCCTGCGGCCAACAATCCATACAGTTCCAGTGTGGCAGTGTTGAGTTGATATCGCCCCAACTGATTGTTGGCGCCAATCAAGTTGTAGTTCCAGTTGCTGAGATCGTATCCGATTTGTGCTAGCAGGGCTCTAGTTTGTGTGCCCGACAACACACCAATATTGGCCCAACTTGGCACCAAGGCCGGAGCGTCGGCTCGTCCCAACCAGCTGGGCGGTAACGGGTTTGATATTGGTAAACCAACAGCCGATTGAATGCCTGCGTCTATCACTTAGAAGCTCCGTTAAAGAAACTGCTTATAGACTCTGACGCACTGATTCCGCCTGATACTGCCAGTGATCCCAATGCACCAGTAGCAATACCTATGGCCAATCCGCCCAGTAGTCCGGGACCGCTTGCGCTGATGGGCTTGGGACGTTGTTTGGTCTCGGGATCAATCCAGGGCTCATGTGATGGAGCCCAGACACATACACTGTCTAGTTTTCCGGTTTCATATTGCCAATTGGTGCCATTCCAAGACACATCGGGCAACTGATTGGTTTTTGCTGGCAACACTGGTTTGATTCCTTTGCCTGGTAAACCAGTCAAGTTGGTGGTTGCTCCCGATATGGTAGTTGCCCCTATAGCGCTGAGAGTCAGTGCCCCGCCAGCCAACACACTGGTAGCAACACCGCCGCTTATGGTGCAGAGTGCGTCGCTGGCCAGTAACACAGATGCAATTGCCTGCACACTTACACTATTGGTTGATGTGATGCTTACACCTTTTTCACCATTGATGGCAATAGATTTACTGTTGATAAGAATAGCTTCATCGCCTTGTAAGTTCAGCACACCCTCACTACGCATGTTGATACCACCCTTGGCATACACATTGATGGTTCCATTATTGCTAAACTCCATCCAGTGCATGCCGCTGGCACTGGCAATGTACAACACATTTTCAGTATCGTTCATGAGAATTTGATGACCACCTGAACTGCGTAGGCGTATCAGCTGATCTGTGCCATCGGCCACTGAGGAATCGGCTGCTCCATTAGCGCCATCGTCCATGACAAAACTGTGACCGCCACTGCGTGCAATCACTGCTTCTTCACCTTGTTGACCTGGCAAATTGGTTTGTGCTTTGGTACCAAGAGCTCGTCCTGGTGTACTGATTCCATAAACATTGCTGGGCACTTCTCTCATGCTACTACTGGTGATAGCTCCACGTATGGGGTCTCGATCAAGGCCTTGATTGATCAACACACTGGCCTGGTACGGATGTATAAATCGTGGAGTATTTATTAGCCCGTCAGGAGTAAATGCTGTACTTGCACTGGTATCATATTCTACTACCGGCATTGAGCTATTGGTGCCTATTGCGTCAGTGATATTGGGATAGTTCTTATCAGCATAGCTGTTTTTTTCGCCGCCAATATTTCTTGCCAAGCCCGGAACCATGTGATGACTGGGACTGTTGTACACACAGGCAAACCAGTAGCCGCGACTTTTGTCTCCAGCAGCAAATGTCACCAAAACTGTGCTGCCTATGTCGGGTGGTACCATCCACATACCATAACTTTGTCCGGTAGTAAATGCACTGTCTGGTAGGCTTTGCTCATTGGTACCGTATGTGGTGCCGTAAAACGGACTGGCATAACTCACAATTGTGGGATTGTCGGGATCATAACTACCTCCCCAGTCCGGTATGTAAACTTCTAGTTGTCCCATGCGATTACCTCGCACATGTGACATTACCACAGCCTCATACGGGCCGGGATCAATTGTGAGTCCAGAATCGCCGTCGGCTTTGGCCTTGGGGTCGGCGCCGGTTTTTCTTATTTGATTACTATCACCCATTTGTTGAATTCCTATTTAGTTTTGAGGTTGGTTAGTCTTAGACCACTGGTTTGATTCAATTGAGATTGATTCAATGACAAGTCGCCTTTGGCCACTGCATTTTGCGTTGAGCCTGAAGTGGCATTGGTACTGGTGGCATTATTTTGTGCAGTAGCAGCAGCACCAGCACCAGCACCGGTTCGAGTGGCATTGGTACTGTTCTGTACACTGGTTTGGAAATTGGTAGAAAAATCACTGTTCATTAGTCGTACCAAGGACAGTGTCTGAGTAAATGTTCCAACACTAAAAGTATTTTTGATTGTCAATATTTTGTACAATCCACTGAAAAGGCTTTTAGTAGTACCCGGTCGAGGAAATCCTAATCCTTGATTGGTAAAGTCAGTGTCTAGGTCAATGATACTGTTGATATTTAATTTGACCACCAGTACTCCCGAATCCATACGTAAATGACCGTATTTGGCAGCAAAATCATTTTGACTTATAGTATCCCAAGAACTAAAATTGTCACTCGATCCCGGAGTTGGACTGGGCACATACAACCAGTCGTCCTGTTTACACAATAAAGGATCGCCTACTATTTTTAGATCCACAGTCAACATGTCGCCGCTGGGTTTGCTGTAGATAGATTTCAATGCATCAGCTGAAGTGGCCTTGTTGGGATCGCTTATAATATTCAAACCAGTCACGTTTCCTTGATCAATCACTATTGGTTTAAACCTCAAGGGATTTGGCACCGGAACTTTACCCAGTTGTGGAATCAGGCCTGATGCTGCCAACCAAGGTGGTCCCAACATGATGGTGGCCGTATCAGTCAATCCCTCATTGACTTTGGTGTCAACCGTGGCTATTGTGGCTGGAACTTCATTGCCATATGTGGTTACCGCGGTGTACCACGTGGTATCAAATTCCAAATTTAAATCAAGTATATCAATATTTTTACCAGTATACAAGTAGTCGTATTGCTTGACTATAAATTGCTTGCCATCAGTCAAGGATGGCAATGCAGGGTGTGAAGGATCAGCAACATAGTATTGATGCACTTTGTAGGTAAAAGCATGTGCATAAGTGTTTCGTTTGGCATCAAATACGCTATCATACGAGTTACCTGAGCCATTGACTCCGGCATATCTAACTTGCACAGTGGTTTTAATAGTGTTGAAAATTTTTGATAAATCTTGCACTTCCTGATTCTTCAATGTTTGCGGATCTGTGGTTGTGTTATTTTGTGGCTTCTTTTTTAGTTGTCCAATAATAAAACTGCTTTGAAGAACAATTTTGTTAACCACCTCAGAAATAACTGATCCTGCCGGAATACTGAATGATGATTTTGAAACATCAAGTGTGACTCCCTTGGGATTGGCCTGTGCTAGAGAAACTTGTTTATCGTATACCACATTAGTTACCGCAATTGACGGGTCAACATCAAATGCAATAGTGTCAGCGTAGAGTACATCGCCTGCTACCGCCTCTTGTTGCCAATGCTTGTTGAGCTTGCTTGCAAAATCGGTCAATAAATCATTTACTGTTTTACCAGTTATGGTGATATTTTTTGGGCATTTGGCATATTCGTTTTGATGTGTGATATGTCCAGCCGGGCAAAAATCAATTTTGTATTGGGCTCCACCACTGGTGACTTTGACACTCACGCCCAGGAATCTGATAGGGAATCGTTTTCTATAGGTGCCAGTTTCACTGTCGGGTACAGGCTTGCCGTTATCATCGTAACCCACAAAATCAATTTGTAGCATGTAGGGTTGTGCAGTGTAATTTCTAAAAGATCCGTCTTTGGTAGTGGACGCAAATATAAGGCTGTCCATGAAGGTAACGCCGTACGGTTCAACAACAGTCATTGTGCCACTAATCAAGTTGGTATTTTTACTTGATGTATTAGGACCAATCACAGTATCAAATTCAATGTCCTCAATGTTGTAGTTCAGTCCGCCGGTACTGGGCAAACGACGATTGGTATATTTTCTGTTGTTGGCGTATGCTCCGCCATCCTCGGCCACCACATAACTATAGGGTAAATCTTTAGTAAGTCCAGGGCCAGCATCAAGTGTGTCTATCAAGTCATTATAGTCACCGGTGTCCAACCACCACAGACTGGTCCTATAGGTCCAACTTGCATATTTGTGCATGGGATTGGTAATTGGAGTTGAAGCGACTGGTATTTTTGTAGTCGACGGCACCACAGTGGAACTATCTACCGCAGTGTCAACTGCAGGCAGTTTACTGGGAGTTTTTGTTTTTTTTACCGGTGTAGTTGGATAAAGGTTTGCTGCTTGTTCAGCGGTTGGGCCACCTGCTCCAGTACTACGACCAGGACCAGCCCCAGTGGAGGGCAAAGTGGTTTGGTATGACGTGGTATTAATATTTGGGGTTGGTGTGCTTATTGCGCCACCAGAAACACTGTTCTGTTGATACGGATTATATCCATTGATATTGGTAGGCATTTTAGAGTCCCAGTGCAGAATAAACTACAGATTTTGGCGGAACATAAATTATGTTGGGTGCCACAAAACTAAAAACTGGATCTATTATGACATCAGGATTGCGTACTGCAAACACCCACCACAGATTGCTGTCTTGATACATGTCGTATGCCAGCAGGTCTGGTCTAAGATTGTAAGGAGGATCAATTTGATATTGTGCATCGCCTACATCGGCTGGTATAGTTACTCCTTGCCAAATATCCAAGAACGGTCCCCATGTACCAGTATTGTAGTACGGGCTTGTGGTTGAATAGGTTGCTGCCATTACAAGAATCCTCCAGTGCCAGCATTACCACCATTGAGTGCTGGCACTGTGGCACCAAATGCAGTTGCTGGACCACCTGCACGATACAATCTAGTATTAATTAATGCTCCACGTGCAAAATCGTTAAGATTAAAGTTAAACGATTGTGCAGTTCTACTGTATACCGGTTGCAGTGTCAAACTAACTGTACTGGTAGTAGGCAATCGTGTGCTGTTTTGTACTGGAGTCGAAAGGTAGGGATTGTAGTTGATACCGGGTTCAGGAATGTCCATGTAGTCCACTTCGGCTGGCATAGTATGACTAAATGATTTTACTATACAAGGAACATTGGGTAGATAATACTGTCCATAGCCGTTTAGGTACACAATGGGCGGTGGATTACCAGCGTCAGCATCATTGCCAAAAAACATCTTAGTAACACTTCTAAAGAAATAGATTGTGGCCAATAGGTACTGGCCCTCAGTGACGTTTTGTACAGTAAATTCACCGTTAATGGTTATTTCGCCCACTTCACTGTTTTGATAGAAGTACTGGGCATAGTTGTTGTGTGTGAGCTTTTGTTGCTCGTAGTTGGCCGTGTGTGTCACTGCCACTGTGGGAGTGTAGGGGAATACCACACCAATACGAGTCTGTCCGTTTGTTGCTCCGCCGGTCAAGGTGTCTATGCCTTGAACCAAGGCACTGGTTACATTGTTGCTGGCTTCGGTACGCAACGGTGACAACAGGTTGTTACTGGGATCGTTATAGAAGTACTTGCTGTTGGGCGCTAGGCTTACACGTACCCGCCAATCAAAGCTGGCTTGAGGATAGTTGACAAGAATATTCGGGCCATTGGTTTGAAATCCGCCGGTATTTTTGGTACTGTATGCAAACATACCGTTTACATTCTGGCGATTCATAAATGGGTTTACACCCAGTTGTCCGCCAATTGAATTGCCCGCAGCTTGAGCTATTCCACCAATGAAACTGGTAGAGCTGATACCTCCGGCTAAGGGTGCATTTGATAAAACTGGCATCGGATTCCTTGTGTGTCTAGTATTTATTCGCAATCATTATGTGTGTAGATAATGTTTTTTTAGAAAAAGGTTGACAACGCCACAATAAATATGTTAGCATACACTAACTTGAACAAAGGAATTAGAGGTGCGTCACAATTATCTAAACAACAAAGATATCTTAAAAGAAATCCACAAAAGCAAAAATACTTACTGTTACTACACCAGCCCGGATGTAGCTGACTACGACATGATACTGCCCGATCGAGGCAAAATAAACAAAAAGAACATCAAAGAAGCCAGACAAAATCGTGCTGATCGTTTGGCCAAATTGGCGCACGAAGCAGCAACTGCTGATGGTACCAAGCACAAACTAGACGAGTTTGAAATCAAGCTCAAGGATGTGGCCGATACTGATGTGGTATTTAGAGTCATGACCTGGGATCATATTCCGGTTGATGATGTCAAATCAAGAAAGGCCGCAGTCAAGGCTCTGGAAGACGAAGAAGGCAGCATTCCTCGTAGCGAATACGACGACGAAGAATTGGACTTGATTGGTAACACCAAATACGTCAAAGTCAACTTCCCACCATTTGAGCATTACAAAGTCAACGAAGCCGGTGAACCAGTGTGTGTGGGTCGCAGTCACTGGAAGGGTGATTTGGACAAAGGCACATTCAATCGTATGCACGGACAAATGACACCCAAATTGGCACACATGTTTATCAAGTTGTGTGAACGCTATGCTACACGTAGCAACTGGCGCGGTTATACTTACAACGACGAGATGCGTAGCCAAGCCCTGTTGCAACTGAGTCAGATAGGATTACAATTTGATGAATCAAAAAGCCAAAACCCTTTTGCTTACTATACTGCCGCTATTACTAATAGTTTTACTCGTGTGCTCAATATAGAAAAGCGCAATCAAAATCTACGTGATGACATTATGGAAATGAATAACCTAACGCCAAGTTATACCCGTCAGGGCATGAGTGGCGGTTACTCAGGCGGCGATGGCGGATATGACGAGTAGGACAAATTACCATTTGCTCTTTGCCTAGAAGTTCTGTTACACTAACGGAATGAGTAACTTATTTAAAAAAGCCGCGCTATTCACTGATATACATTTTGGCCTAAAGTCAAATAGTACACAACATAATGAAGATTGTCTTAATTTTATAAAATGGGCCACTAGTAAGGCAAAAGAGGAAGGATGTGAGACATGTTTCTTTTTAGGAGATTATCACAATAATAGAGCATCAATTAATGTACTCACACTGGGGTACTCACTTAAAGGATTGGAGCATCTCAATGACAATTTTGATAGGGTTTATTTTATTCCTGGTAATCACGATTTATACTATCGTGACAAACGTGATGTTCAAAGTGTTGAGTGGGCCAAGCACCTACCCAATGTTCAAATTTGTAACGATTGGTTTAGCAGTGGTGATGTGGTCGTCGCTCCTTGGCTGGTTGCTGATGACTATAAGCGCATACCAAAATTAAAAGGCAAATACATGTTCGGGCATTTTGAACTGCCCGGTTACTTGATGAATGCCATGGTGGCCATGCCCGAACATGGTGAGCTACGTGGCGATAGCTTTAGTAATTTTGATCATGTGTTTACCGGGCATTTTCACAAACGCCAAACACAACGAAATATAACCTATATCGGCAATTGCTTTCCGCACAACTACGCCGATGCCGGCGACGACGATCGAGGTCTCACCATACTAGAATGGGGCAAGACGCCCGAGTATCATGCCTGGCCCGACCAACCCCTGTATCGGGTATTTAATTTGAGCGATGTTATTAATCACACCGAGGCAATGTTGCGACCCAACATGCATGTGCGTGTAAATTTAGACATAGATATCAGTTATGAAGAAGCTAGTTTTATCAAGGAAACATTTGTTGCTGACTATAAGCTACGTGAAATTACTATTATCCCAGCCAAGGCAACCGACTTGACCGAGTACGAAATACAGGGCAATATTGAATTTGAGTCTATAGATCAAATTGTGTATAATCAGCTCAACAACATAGACAGTCAACAGTTTAACAAAAACCTATTAGTGGACATATATAGAAATCTCTAATGTTTAAAATTAAAGATATCACCGTAAAGAATTTTATGAGTGTGGGCAATGCCACACAGGCCGTTAACTTTGATCGCAGTGATCTTACTCTAGTACTAGGTGAAAATCTAGACTTGGGCGGGGATGACTCGGGTGCACGTAACGGTACCGGCAAGACCACTATTATAAATGCGCTCAGTTACGGCTTGTATGGTAATGCACTTACCAATATCAAAAAAGATAACCTAATAAACAAAACCAACACCAAGGGCATGATGGTTTGTATTGACTTTGAAAACGATGGAGTTAGTTATCGTATCGAGCGCGGACGCAAGCCCGGGGTAATGAAGTTCTTTGTTGATGATCAAGAACGTGAAATCACAGACGAGGCACAAGGTGATTCAAGAGAAACACAGGCCGAGATAGAACGTATGTTGGGCATGAGTCATGATATGTTTAAACATATTGTGGCTCTTAACACTTATACTGAGCCATTCCTGAGTTTAAAAGCCAACGATCAACGTGTTATTATTGAACAGTTGTTGGGCATTACATTACTAAGCGAAAAGGCCGACCGACTCAAAGAACTAGGTAAAGCCACTAAAGATGCAATCACACAAGAAGAATTTAGAATCAAGGCAGTTACAGATGCCAACCGACGTATCGAAGAACAAATAGAAAGTCTCCGACGCAGACAGGCCATGTGGCTTAAAAAGAAAGAAGACGATTTACAACGGTTGGTTACGGCCTATGACGAACTGAGTCACCTAGACATCGAAGCCGAGCTTGTGGCTCATCAACAGTTAAGCGAATACACAAAAAAGAAAAGTGAGATAGATCGTATTCAAGATTACATCGCACAAAACGAACGGGATCAAGCTCGAGAAGATAAAGTGTTGGCTCGATTACGAGCCGAACTAGAAGCACTGAAAAATCATCAATGTCATGCTTGTGGTCAAGACATACACGACGACAATCATGAACAGATGCTGGCAGACAAGCAACGGCAAATCAGTGACACTGCGCTCAATGCACTTGCAGCCCATACACAGTGGCTGGAAAATACCGAAGCGTTGCAGGCTTTAGGCGAACTGGGCGAACGACCCACAGTTTACTATACTAACGAAGCAGATGCGTTTGAACATCGAAGCAGTATGGGCAGTATCCTAACACAACTGACTGCCAAGCAAGAAGAACAGGATCCTTACGTGGAACAGATTGCTGAGATGCAGACACAGGGTGTGGAAGAGATCAAGTTTGATGTCATGAACGAACTGACCGATCTCAAGGAACATCAAGACTTTTTATTAAAACTGCTGACCAACAAAGACAGTTTTATTCGTAAACGTATTATAGATCAAAACTTATCCTACTTGAATGCCAGGTTAGGACAATATTTAGATCGCATTGGCTTGCCACATACTGTAAAATTCAACAACGATTTAACCGTCAGCATCACAGAACTAGGCCGAGATCTAGACTTTGATAATTTATCAAGGGGAGAACGTAACAGACTTATACTAAGTTTAAGCTGGGCGTTCCGTGATGTTTGGGAAAGTTTGTATCAACCCATCAACTTGTTGTTTATCGACGAGTTGATTGATAGTGGTATGGACTCAAACGGGGTTGAAAACAGTCTAGCAATATTAAAGAAAATGAGCAGAGATGCCAATAAGTCTATTTGGCTTGTATCCCACAAGGACGAGCTGGCGGGACGAGTTAACAATACTCTGCACGTAATCAAGGAAAACGGCTACACAACCTACAGTACCGACGTCGATATAGTATAATTTTTTATCCTGCTTGTGCGGTGATAATTAGTTATACATATGACATGGATTTATCAAGGCTCAATTGTTGAGGAACTACCCGAAGACTGCGCGGGCTTTGTATATCTTATCACAAACACACTGAGTGGACGCAAGTACATAGGTAAGAAACTGGCAAAATTCGCAAAAACAACATACAAAACAGTAAAACTCAAAAATGGCAAAAAGAAGCGCAAGAAAATTCGAGGCAAAATTGAATCGGACTGGCGCGAATATTATGGCTCAAGCACAGAACTCACTGCAGACATTGAAAAACTAGGCTCCCTAAATTTCACCCGAGAAATACTCTTTTACTGTAGATCCAAAGCGGAATGCTCTTACATCGAGGCTCGAGAACAATTCACACATCGTGTATTGGAATCAACCGATTACTATAACGGACAAATCTCTGTCCGTGTCCATGGCTCCCACATTATCAACAAGATTTAATTAAATTGGTTTGACTAGCGCAGGTTAATGTCGTGCGCCCTAGACCTGGATCACGGATCACAGGGACGGAAGCCTTGCCGCCAACGCAAGCACTCAATCACTACCCGCGAGGATGAGGACTGGAAATGCCCCAGTTTGATTGTTTGAATATATTTTTCATGGCTGAAAAGACGTACTAGTGATAGTACACGGTTATCGATTGTGCTGATATACATTTGATAATCCGCCGTTGTATAAAGACGGAGCTCGAGGTACCGGACAACCGCCTCTGCAATGCTCTAATATCAGTGACTGTGCTGCTCGGATGATGCACTTGATTTTTGCCCGCCCTGGGCAAAGAGTGACCGCTTAGTCTGGATGATACTGGAGTCAGTTGACTGTGTTGTTATAATTGCTCTGAAAGAAAACAGTTGTGAGCGCAAGCGAAACAACAGATGTTCGTAGAACATCTTAAAAGAATGGCATTCCTGATTCTTTAGTCATTTCCATGTTTTTCTTAATAATACTTGCAATGAGCTCACGTTCCTGGCTACTCATATACATAGCATCTTCGTAACTAACACCACCACGCATATACCACGACATTTTAAGCAGTTCTTCTTTTATGGCTCTTGATTCATTATCCATGCGATCCAGTAATGCTACTGTTTCGTCATAGGTTAAGTTCAAGAGCCTGTTGCGAAAAAATTTGAATAATCAAATTCGATTGGAACTACAAACTCTTTTGTGCAACTGGTACAATTGGTTCTTTGCGGCACAAGATCGGCTTCGTTGGATAATTCCACCAGTCGTTTTTGTACGTCCCGTATAATCGAACCTTCTGCGTTGTTGTAAAAATCTTTTATGAACTTGCGGTCAGTTACTGATTGCCCGTCAACTTCGATAGACTCAGTGCTGTTTGTTGCAGCTTCTATACTTAAATCTAGTAGCCGCTTCATGCTTTCGTTTACTTGTCTAATACGCTCTTCTTCGGGTATTGCTTGATCACCAATTGCTTTAACTAATCTGGTTTCTTCAAAGTTTACTGTATTTGTTTTATTGATTTCTGTAAATTTTTGTGGTTTGAGTATTATTTTGAGATTGTGTGTTGTGACCGGATTGGTATAGTCTGGTTTTGGGGTATTGGCCAATAATAATCTTAAATCGAGTGCAAAGTTATTTTCTGCTTGGCAGTGCGGGCAATTGACATCTAGATCCATATCGTGTCCGTAACTGGCAACTCTGATGGCAATCAAAGTGGTATCTACATCAATACTGGGCATGCTCCAGGGATCAACGATGTTGGGACAACAACTTTTAATGACTTCTACTACACCGGTCCCGCTCATTAATGCATCGGGAGTTCTTAGTGTGATCTCGTCTCTAGCAGTCATTGGGTATACCGGAATTTCCTCATTTATAGGGAGATCTAGTGACCCTGGTGGCCAATACTTTCCGTTTGATGGCAATTTTAAATAAATTGCAGGTTGTCTAAAATATTTAGACAGTGGGTTACTTGGTTGTGGTGCAGTATTTTCCATGTTTTTTGATCCGATAAATAATGTTGATAGTAATATTTATCGGATCAAACCTTCATGGAAAATATAGATTATAAAACAATGGCAACTGAGATTGCGAAAGCAATCAAAGGTGAGTCCCGCGGCATGGGCTACGATCCTGAAAAAATAAAGGATTTTGAAGAAAGCGCCGAAGATTTTACAAACAGTATTAAGAAATCTAATCCTGGGCTTAAAATGTTCAGGAACATGCTCACTGGCACCGGCGGTAGCTTTGTAGACATCACAGACCACGTCAAGTCATTGAATCGTGCACTTGAAAAAGAAGAAGAACTTATTAAGCAAACTCAGTTTGACAAAACAAAACAATCTGAGATGAATGCTGCTATTGACAATAGAGATAGACTACTAAAGCAAAAAGGTCAAGCAGTACAAGCAGCACTATTTACAAACACTGCAATCTTGGCACAAAAGGTTGGTGGTGTAATATATAGCACTGAAATGGATTTTGCTAAAACAGCAGCCGACTTCCAAAAAGAATTACATAGAAGCACAGACGGTACAAAACTATACGCAGAGTTACAAATAAAAACTATACAAAAGGCTGCTGAAGCAGCAGACAAAATAGGAGAAGTGGCGACAGAGGTTGGTGAAATGGTCTCAGCCGTTGGTCTTGTGGTTAAACGATTTAAATACCTATACTTTATTATTGGCGGTATAATGACCTTGCTTGGTGGGGGCACCAAGCTACTAAAAGACGGCACCGAATTGGCAGTAAAAGGACTTGAAGATTTAAATGGTCAAGTAGAAGGTTTAAGAATTGGGTTTAAAGAAATAAATTCTGCAGGCATTACCCTAGCCGGCGGAATGGATCAGCTTAACCGCAATGCAATAGAATTTGGATTAATGCCTGAACGATTTGCCAAGGGTCTAGAAGGTGCCAAAGACGACATTAAAAATCTTGGCATGAGCACCAGCAACGCAACACAAAAAATTGCCAGTCTGGGTCATGCTCTAGACCAGGGCGGAGTCACTGCTTCGTTGTATAAACTAGGATACAGTTTTGAAGATCAAATTGGTGTGCTCACTGGTGCAATGGCACAAATGCAAATAGCTGGAACGTTACGTTCTGCGTCTGATAAACAGATCGCTGATCAAACTCTTAACTATGGCAAAAGTTTAAAAATTATTGAACAGATAACTGGTAAGAATGCCAAAGAACAATTGGCTAGAGCAAAGACTGCCGCTGCTGAAGCAGCAATTTTTGGCCAACTAAATCCGCAACAACGCAAAGCATTCATGAATGCGATGGCAACAGTTCCTGAGGAAATGAAAGATATTGTTGTTAAAGGTTTTGCGGCAAAGCTACATACCGGCAGCGTATTCTTCACAGAAGCCGCAGATGCAATATATGCACAAACCAATCCAGCAATTTTGGGATTAGTGGAAGGGATCGGACGAGTGGCAATGTCGGGTGTAGATGATTTAAAGCAAACATCTAGAGACGTTGGATCAATGATGGAGACTGTTTACAAAGGCAATGAACGTGCAAGCCAGCAGTACGGGGATATGGCGTTTGCAGGGGCTGTTGGGCATCAGGCAGTGGTAAATTCTTGGTATCAGAAGACATCAAAGATGAATGAATTGGCCATGACTCAGGAAGAAGGACGGGCGAAAGAAATTGCAGTGGCAGTTGAAGCAACAACACATAATTTGTCTAAATTAGATAATGCTGTATTAGCATCTGAAACGGCAATGAAAAATTCGGCAATTGCTACTGCTGCTTCTGCGGATACGTTAGCATCGCATATAATCAATACAATGAACACAACTGCTACCCCGGTTGCGTCGTTGAAAGATGCAGCCCTAGCATCAAGTAGTGCACTAATGCAGTTTGCAGCACGACTAGATTTAATAAGTCCGGAAAAAGCACAAACCGGCAACTGGTGGGATGATTGGGGTAAAAATACGGCCATAGCGGCGGCAGGTGGTGCGATGTTTGCAGGTGGCACTGCGCTAAGTGGAACTGGCATAGGGGCAGTGATTGGAACGCCTTTAGCATATAGTGGGCTTGGATTGATGGCGTACGGTGTCGGAAAAGGCACAGAAAGAACCCTTAGTACAAATGTATTTGGTAAACAAGGTGCTGGCGGTGCAACTCAAACTACTGGCGCCGCAGGTTCTAAAATTGCATTGAACTTTAGCCATACCAGACCCGGCGATACTGGTGACGAAGCGCATTGGGCACAAATGCCAGGTGGCACTAAAGAAAAATTCATGAATTTGTTGGCCGAGGCCGGTGTAACAAATGCAACTATTCTAAGTTCGTATCGCAGTGCACAAGAACAAGCTGAATTAAGTACGTCGCATCCCAAAGCCGGACCAGGGCTAAGTGCACACAATCAAGGAAACGGTATTGACGTTGACCCTGGAACTTATCAGATTTTAAGAACAAGACCAGACTTGGCAGCCAAATATAAAGTCAAGTTCTTAGAAACCGATCCCAACCATCTTGAGTTTTACAAAAACGGTGGATACATTCCCGGCGGCAAGCGCGGTATCGTGGGCGACGGCGGTATGGAAATGGTTGAAGGCCCGGCGCATGTTACCAGTGTAGACAATTCCATGGCAGTGTTCAAGAAGATGGCCGAGAACATAGAAAAACTGGTGTTGATAACCAAAAATGACACACGACTGGATGATATACTGACCGAACTTGAATCACAGTCAAGAAGCAATCAAAAGATATTGACAGCTGTCAGCTAACGGTAAATATAGCATTAGCGAGAACACAATATGGCCGGCTGGAAAAAGTATTTTAAAACAAGCAACTTACCAAGTAACATAAGTCCTTTGGGTGCTGGCCGTGTTGCTGACCCAGGCTACAGAAACTACCAAAGCCAGTTACCCGAAGTGTATACTGGACAACCAAACCGTATTGAGCGTTACAATCAGTACGAACAAATGGACATGGATTCGGAAGTGAACGCGGCCCTGGATATCTTGGCCGAGTTTTGCACACAAAAGAACCTAGAGAATCATACTGCATTCACAGTTAAATTCAAAGATACGCCAAGCGACAACGAGGTCAAGATCCTCAAAGAGCAGTTACAACAGTGGGTAGCATTAAATGAATTTAACAAACGGATATTCAAAATTGTACGTAACGTGTTTAAGTACGGCGATCAGGTTTTTATTCGTGATCCAGAAAATTTTAAACTCATGTGGACTGAGATGTCTAAGGTTACAAAGGTTATTGTTAACGAAGGCGAAGGAAAAAAGCCTGAACAGTATTTGATCAAGGACCTAAATCCCAACTTTCAAAACTTAACAGTGACCGCAGTGGCCACAACTGACACTTACATGAACCATCCGCAAACTGGCGGACCCAGCGGCAGTTACACACAACCACAAGCACCCTACGGTGGCGGAAGCCGATTCCAACATGCTCAAAACGAAGCTGTAATCAATGCCGAACATGTGATGCACATCAGCTTGACTGAGGGCCTAGATGTGTATTGGCCATTTGGTAACAGTGTGCTAGAAAACATCTTTAAGGTGTTCAAACAGAAAGAGTTACTGGAAGACTCGATCATTATCTATCGTGTACAACGTGCACCGGAACGTAGAATATTCAAAATTGACGTGGGCAACATGCCATCGCACATGGCCATGGCATTTGTGGAACGCATCAAGAACGAGATACATCAGCGTAGAATTCCCACACAGACCGGTAATGGCCAAACCAACATGATGGATACTACTTATAATCCATTGAGTCAAAACGAAGATTACTTTTTTCCTACTGGTGCTGACGGACGTGGTTCAAGCGTGGACGTACTACCTGGTGGACAGAATCTAGGCGAGATTACAGACTTACGTTTCTTTACTAATAAACTATTCCGTGGCCTACGTATTCCCTCTAGCTATTTGCCTACCACTGCCGAAGACGGTAGCCAAGCATACACAGATGGTAGAGTGGGCACTGCCTTGATACAAGAGTGGCGCTTTAATCAGTATTGCCAGCGACTACAGGCCATGATAGCCGACAAACTAGACAGTGAATTCAAACTGTTTATGCGCTGGAGAGGCTTCAACATTGACGGAAGTCTGTTTGATTTAACATTCAATGAGCCACAAAACTTTGCACAATATCGCCAGGCCGATATTGATGCTGCCCGTATTCAGAACTACACTGCACTAGAGCAAGTGCCCTATTTGAGCAAGCGATTCCTAATGAAACGCTACTTGGGCATGACCGAACAAGAGATCAGCGAGAACGAAACCGCATGGGCCGAAGAGCGTGGCGACATTGACAATGCTCCAGCAGACGCACCCAATGTACGTAGTGCTGGTATCAGCCCCGGCGGAGTACAGAGTGATCTAGAAGGCCTAGGACCAGAACCCACAGCAGCCGGTCCTGCTGGCGGACCTGACATGGCTGGTGCCACTGCCAGCCCAGGTGCAGGAACACCAGGCGCAGCTCCTGCCCCGGCACTATAATCGTCAAAAGGGTTAAATAGTTTATATGAACGTGTTTGAATTATTTGACCCTGCACCCAAGGGCTACTACAACGAAAAAGACGACAATACCACGCTTAAAATGGATGATAGTCGTAAAACTCGCTTGACTCTAGCACACCTAAATCAGTTGCGCCAGTCACACGATGTGCGTAAACTCGAACACGAAAAGAAGCTGGAAGCAATTTCCAAGCAGTATGCACCTGCTCCCGAAGCTGGCGGAGTTGGTGGCGGCCTAGGCGGATTATAATTTATCTGTCAAAAATCCTTAAAAAAC